ATTTCTGTTTGAAGTTGATCTTCAGCAGATTTGATTGCTGCCAAGTCAATAGCTCTAGCATCTTTACTTGCATCGCTAGCTAGTTGAGCAAAAGCAGTTAATGGATCTTGAGCTGACTTTGCAATTTTCTCAGCTAAGTTGCCACCTCTAGCAGAGGCTAGGTTTAAACCAAACTGTGCTAATTGTAATAATCCTTGTTGCTTCATCATTTCTTTAGGGTCGCCAAGCATTTGCTTATATAGATCAGATCTTTCCAACGCTAAAGTTTTTAGTCTATCTAATTCACTTTTCTCTTTATCAATATCGTCTTCAACTTCTTCAGTATCTTTGACTTGTGTTTCTTCTACATCAACTTTTGTTTCATCTTTTTTTTCATCAACGGGACCTACCTCAACATCTTCCCCTTGACCGGGAATAACCTTTTCTCCTCTAGGTGTCTTCACTGTTCTTTCAGGGCTAAAGACAACTTCTTCTTTTTTTTGAACAAACTTTATTCCTCTAGCGCCTTGCACTACTGTTTCAGTAATTCTAATCTTCTCTCCTTTTTCGTTCTCAATAATCTCATCTCTTATGACTGTACCTACTGGAGGTAAGCCTCTTCTGTCTTGAAAAAGAAACTCTGGATCTATAGCCGTATCGGTTTTATCACTTAGTCTTCCTGCTAGGAAAGGAGCCTTTGTAACTCCTTCTTGCCCGGTACCTTCTGAAAACCTCTGCACTACACCACCATTGGCAAATGCAGGGACACCATAGGCACGTAGTTGGTCCTTGGTCAATCGACGCTGAAACATTGGTCTATCTAATATAGCCATTATGATAACAGGCTGATGCCTGCCCCCGTTCCACCTAACGCACCTAAGGTGCTTAAACCTGCGATACCTAAACCTGCAACTTGTTGAAGTAGTGATGGAGAAGGTTGTGATGTATATTGAATTTGTGATGTAGGAACTCCTCGTAGAATATCCGAAGCAAATCCTGCTCTTCTAAATGGTTCTTGTTGTCTAGCTAGTTCTGTTTGTCTAGCAGCTTCTAAAACATTTTGTTGTTGCTGTTGTTGAACACCACCCACACTTAATAATCTGTTAATATCCACGCCACCTAGTTGTTGTGTTAAAGATCCTAAACCTGATTGTGCTTGAGCCACACCTAAAGTTTGTGTTCCCAATGATCCTAGTTGTTGTGCTGTTCTTTGTTGTGCCTGTTGCGCTTGTAAAAAGTTTCGTGATAAGTCTTCAAAAATTCTTTGTGATTTTACCTGTGCTAAGTTTCTCGCTTCTTCCGCCTCACGAACACCGAATCTTGAACCACCGAAAGCTCCTGCAGCAACAGCCTCGGCAGAGGTTTGTTGTCCTTGAATAGCTGCCTGCCTGTCTAGTTCAGCTAACGCTTCTTGTGTAACTTGTTGCTGATACGGATCCATAAAGGTAGAAACTTGCGACGGGTCTAAAGTTTGTTGTGCTGCAGTTAAAGCTCCAAGACCTGCTTCGACAGATTTACCTGAAGCATCCAAAAATGGTTGATACGCTCCAAGACCCTCTTGTGCTTTTTGTATTGCAGTTAACTGTGCTTGTTCTAAACCTGCAACTTGTTTAGCTGGAACTCCTTGTGGAATACCCGCCAATCCTCGTAATCTTAATTCATATTGTTCCTCTGTTTCATCAGGTCTTCTAGTAGCACCTAATTCCTCTAACCTTAATTTATATTCTTCTTCTGTTTCGCCTGCTTGTCTTTGAAAATTAGGAATACCAAAAACAGAACCTAATAACTGCTCTGCTCTCTGCTCTATAAACGGCGCTTGCCTTGAATATTGAATTACTTCTTCTGCCATTATGCTACCTTCTTTTCTAACTTGTCCATCATGTCGTACATTTGCTTTGCGCCTCTACGACGTTGTTCTAACTTATCATCTTTTTTTGCGCCCTTCAATGTTCCTAATCCTCTAACTGCTTTAGCAGTCATCACAAACTCACCATCACTTAACATGGCAGGAATGTCATCAGATTTTTCTGTTCCGGGACCAGAGATCTGTCCTGTCTTTCTAGGAAAGCCTCCGTCTTTTAAACTTCTATATGTTGGAGCTGCTGCACCGTATTCTCCTGTGGACTCATCAAAATAAGTTACAGGAGCGCTAGTCATATCCAAAGGAGCGACACTACCTGCCTCTGGTGGAGGAGCAATATCTAATCCCTCTTCTTCGTCCATTGAACTTAATGCAGCTAATGCGCCCAAACCTAAAGCACCTTTTGCTAATCCACTCATGCCTTTAAATGCTTCTGCTCCTCTTTGAAAAACACTTGGAGTGCTACCTGCTGAACTAATACTACCTGTTCTCGCTATTGACTCTCCAGGCCCCATACCTAATGTTGGAGACACTATAGATTTTGCACTAGATCCTAATGCGCCCAAACCTTTTCCTCCAACTAAACCTGCAGCTTGACCAAAGCTTCCTAAACCATAGCCCATCAACGCTGACGTAGCTATGTTTGCGGGATTGTCTCCTCTAACTGCTGATCCTAAACCTGCACCAATTGAAGCGCCTATAGGTCCACCAATTGCAAAACCTATTGCTCCTGTGACTGCTGGTAGAATCTTTTTAAACATTTTTACTCCGTTAGGGTGTGTGCCCCTGCAAATACGTTAGGAGCTGTTACGTGAACATCTCTTCTTATATCTGCTTCAGTTGTTTCTGTTTCAGGATTGTCAATATCAGCCTGACACTCCTCATGTGAATCGTATTCTTGACCTGTTTTAGTGTTTGTTATGGTAGTTTCTACTTTAGCACTATAAACAGGAACTTTTTCACCATCAATCGAGTCATAACGCAAGATTTTAGGTTCATCTATAATTTTCGCCATACTATAGTTTTATAGGCGAAAACTTAATAAATCAACCGATTATTGAAAGCCCACATTACCTGAGATTGATATTCTGTATTCGTCAGAAGTATAAAAAGGATAGACTTGATGATTTAAAGCTGCAGGAAATAATGCCATTTTACCTTCCCATTCATTATCAACAGGTATGACCTGTGAAGTTACATCACCTAATTCATTCGTCCCAACAAAACAAAAATGTCCTGCTCTTATATCACTCTCTTTCATATGAGGAAATCTAGCCTTTTCATCTTTCATTTTATAGGGCACTTTATGCCATATAACAAAACTGAATAAACCGTCATGTATGTGAATAGGATTAAACTCATATTTACTTTGATAATTAACCCAAAGGCTATGAAGTTCTAAATGAAATTCTTTTGATTTATTTAAATCATGCATACCACTAATTCTACCATAAAACCAAGGATATTGTTTAAAGTGTTCATCCACACAGTTTTTTATTAAAGGCCAAACTACCGATTTACCCTCAGGTATCATAAATTCATTTTGTATATTACCTGCTAAATCATGATTAGCTTTTATTGTTTGTTTTTTATTAATTATTTCTTCTAGTTTTTTTGTAATGTCCTCTGGGACAGTTGCTAATAAATACATTATTGTTGTTGTTTAACCTCCAAAACAGATACTTCAATAATTGCTCTTGAAGCGGCGTTAGCTTGTACTTTCATTTTATCTCCTTCTTGATAAACCATGCTTGTGGTTATGGTGTTTGTATCGGAAGCAGATACATCAACTTGAAATATTTGAAAATCTGCACTTCCGTTATTATGATCAATGTTAACTGTGACAGCACTTGATCCATCATAATTATGTGTATTGATAGTTTTTACTATAAACGTAGAAACTGGAACAGGTGGTGTCGCTGCAACATTTGCAGTAGGCACTTCAAAAATAGTTGTCAAATCAGTCGTAGTTAAGTTTGCAATAAATCTTTTAAATACGTCAGCCATTTAACTAAAAAACCACGATCTTCTGGTAGATTCCTCTTGTGTGTCTTGAGTATATTGAGTATTCAATTGCTGAATCATTTCTTCTAATTGTCTAATTAATTCTGCTTGTTGCTCTCTTTGATACTCATCTCTAGGATCGGGAAATCTTGTTAAGGTTAGTTTTGCCATTATCTTCTACCATCAGGTTGTATATCAAAACGTTGTGTTCCCAATCTCCATGCTGTGCCTGTTGTGTTCGAAACAACATTAACTGTAAACTCTCTACCTCTTCCACGCAAACTTACAAACTCTGTAGCATCAGTAAAGGTTGCCGTCTTAGTGGTGCTAGTGCTTGTATTTGGATAGTTTTTAAACTCTAACTTAAAATTTAAAGTGCCTGCTTGATTTTGCACATCAGGTATAAGTTTTTGAACAAATAACATATCATTACCCTCACCTATCTCTACTGATCCAGACTTCACAAAAGCAGTCATAGCAACTCCATCCGCATCATTACCTGTTTCATGTAAAAACATTTGAGTTGCTCCATCGGTCAAACCAGAAATAGTTTCATTGTTGGCCGTGGTCGTTGGTAGATAGTCAGATGCTATGGGGTTTTCATAAACCTCTCTATCAATCCAAGTCGTTCTATCAAGAGTTCCTGTCCACCAAGTCCCTTCTAAATAATTGTATGCAACAACTGCATTTATAGTGTCAGAACCAGTTCTTGGGTAGAACCACATTATTTCATTAAACTCACCATTGTGCCCTGCAAAAGCATTTTCAGATCCTGTAATATTAATATTATCAAAAACAAATTGCTCTACAGTGCATGGTAATTTTTTCACAGTACCATCAAATAAGAAGAATGAATCTTGCGACATCCAATAGGCAACACCATTTAAATCAAGTCCTGCATGTATACCTATAATACCACAGTTTTGACCTAATTGACGTAGACCAAAAGTAAAAGGTGGCCCAATAAACTGCATTGAGTGCAATGAAGTATCTGTCCAAACAAGGAGCTGACCTCTTGATCGCTCTGCAGCCACTATTCGTGATCCGTCAGCAATACGTAATGAGCCAGCAGTATTTTCTGCAGTAGGTTGATAAGTTGTAATGTCTTCTTGATCAGAAAATCTTATAAGTAAATCGTCTTGTGAACCTGTAGTACCAATCGTGTTTTCTGTACCCATAAAAACTAAATGTCTATCTGGTGTGGAAACTAAACTTATTCTTGATGCGGTCGGTGCACCAGATATAGCTGCCGCTCTTGTTGATACACCTGTTGATGTGTCCCACTTGAAAGCGCCACCATTTAAAACTGTTGCAATAAGATCTTCACCAAAATTATCTAATGACCATTGTCTAGCTTCTAAGGTTACGTTCGAAACTGTTGAAGGAGAACCCCATGTTCCAGAGCCCCATGTGTCTGTGCCCCAACCAAAAGCAGAAGTAGATATTTCAGGACCAATACTTATTTGATATTTTGCATTGCCTGTACCACCACCACCAGATGTCGAACCTGAAGCGGCACTTCCTGCGGTCACAACGTAAGCATTATTATTAGCCACAGAAGTTATTTCAAATTCTTTATTCATGTCAAGACCATCAATAGCTGAGAAAGAATCAAAAGTAACAAAGTCACCTGCTTGTGCACCATGTGCTGTATCTGTTACGACAACAGATGTCGTTGCATTTGTAGTAAATGGATTTGTTAAAGCTTGTGTTTCTCGTATAGGAGTGATGTCATACGCTAAACCCTCTTGTATGACGTAAAGTTTTCTATCTGTGCCTACAGCGTTATATCTTGTTCCGTCTAAAGCCACCCACGCATGTTGATCACGAGCCACACCCACCAAAGTTGTAGAGATGAACTTCTCCCATCCTTTGATTTTTTGTGGCAATCCTTGAAAGAAGCGTACATTATCACCGTCTGTCCACTTGCCTTCGCCTGTGTAGTCGGTTACTTCTTTATTGATACCTGGTGCTGGTCTAAAATTAACTAATGGCATTGTGCCAATATACTATATTTTTAGTAGATTAAAAGCCATTGTAATTCTTTCTCCTTCAGTCTTTTTTTCTTTTACTTCGTGCAATTCTGTAGAAGGAAATAAAAGCATTTTTTTAGGTTCTCCTTTATAGGCTAGGTTTTTTTTCGGAAAAAGTATGGGTTCTTTGAATTGATTTTCAATATAAATAACTCCCGATATATTTCCAGCGTGATTATGAACTGGGTTTGAACTATTCTTTCCAGCGTAATTTATCCATATATCGTATAAATCAAAATGTCCTTCATTTTTTCTAAAATAAAGTTTTCTATGAGAACATCTAAGAATAGATGAACAACACCTAATGATAAAAGGCATTAAATAAGATTTTTCAAAATCAGGAGAGGGTAAGCTAACTTGATAAGCATTTAAACCAATATTCTCATGTAATTTTAAAAAGGATAGTGGATTTTTTCTTATTTGATCACATTTATATTTTAAATTTAAAACATCATGCCACAACAAATCAGGAATAGTTATTAAGTGTATGTCTTTATCAAGATTAGTACATTCTATTTCTCTCATATTAGATTAAACTAAGTTTCATTTTTTTTAGCAACTAAAGACCCAACATGACCTTTATATGGTCTATTACCAAAGTGTGTTAAAGGCATGGCTAGATCTGCCCAAATTTTTCCACCACACTCTTGCCACAATCGTGAGAAGTAGTAGTCTTCTGACAAGTATCTAATTTGTGGTTTACCGTCTTTGGGAGTATTATACGGGCCCACTGCAAACAAATCATAACAGTTATCTGATTTATAAGACAAACCATTTACTATTTGATCAGACTCATATTTTCTTTTAGGAAACTTTTTAAACATGGTTCTAAATACTTCACGTTTGACTAACATCATACCTGTTGCCGCCTCATTAACAGGAAAAAAACCATCATGTCCTGTTAAGTTTAAAGGGTCATCGAAATTAACATTGTACCCTAGAGCTTTTGCTTCAAGTTCTTCCTCATCAGCGTTTGGATTTTCTTTAAGAGTTTTTTTAATTTTATCAAAATAAATATGTTTTCGAGGATAAATACCACAAACAATATCTTTATCTGCTCTAATTAATCTATCTATATTTTGCCACCTAAAACCTATATCAGCGTCTATAAACAAAAGGTGTGTAGCAACAAAATCTGTTTGATCCATCATCATTGACACTATGGTATTTCTAGCACGAGTAATTAAACTTTCATTCCCCATGGTTTGAACTCTCATTCCAATACCACTGTTCCTAGTGTAGTTTTGTAATTCTAGCAAACCATGTAATGTTGCCTCTGACAACATTCCTCCATACATTGGCATTCCTAGAAATATTTTAAAATCTTTTTTTTTAAGTTCTTCTGGTTTTATCATTTAAACTCCTTCTTTCTCCAAAATTTATTTTTGTAATTTTCAAATATTTGTGGAAAAAAACTTATTTGATTTAATGGCTCATCAATATGTTCCTTTATTTTAATTTTCCATGAATCTCTTTTAAAAGGTATCACTAAAGCCATTGGACTCCCTGCTTTCATTATAAAAGGATTATCTATTTTATTTGTCCAATAGAAAGGAAAATTTACAGGTTGAGGGTATGTGTCTGTATCAACAATACCATCAATTATTTTAAAAGGTAAATTTCTGTTAAAAGGTTGTGTAAATACACAACTATACCCTTTTGGTGTTTTTACTCTCCAAGTATTAATAAATTTAAATACGGCCTCCACTGTTCTATGAATATGTCTTAAGTCTTTTGTAATTTGTTTTTCATTATGAAAGGCCACTTCAAAACAACTTCTTACATTTGGAGGTATGTTTTCATTTATTTCAAAAATAGCTTTTTTTTCTTCTTGATCATAATGAAAACGAATATCAATAGGAAAGGGTATTATATACCCACAAGTTAAAGAATCTAAAAAGGGCATACATTTTTTAACTGTTTCAGAACTCGCACTTTCGTTATAAAAATTCTGAAGCTTTTTATATTCAGTAGGTATGTGATGCACCGATGGTCTTGGAGCTTCAATATATTTTTTTAAAGGAGACGAAAACTCAATAGATAAAGGAATCATTTAGTTAGTTGGCCCAACATACTTCTTTTATCATATTTATAATCTTTATAATCTCCGTCTTGATCCACATAATGTAAAAAAACAGTCATAAAGTGATCATGAGTGCAATACTCTCTCCAGTGAATTTTATCCATACCCTTAAATATAACTGCTGAATTTGTAACTACAGGGAACTTATGATCTATTCTGTATCTCTGATATTTTTTTTCTTTGTTGTAATATTTATAGTCAGACTTTTCATCTTCCTCACCTATAAATATTTCGTATGGTTTATCATGAGGATCTGCTCCTAAACAAAGAGCAACTGTATATTCACAAGAAGGCCTATCTGTGTGTATTTTTAAATCAGAGTTTTTATCATATATTCTAAAAAATGAATATGTGGGAACTAATTTCTTTTGTACATTTTGTTCTACAACAGGAGTGCTCATGTCCATAAGTGTTTCCATTAAATAATCACCATATTCACTAACTAAAGAATTAGTTTGAGTGTCTATTTCAAAATTATTTTTATTGGTATATTTAATTATAGCATAGGAATAGACTATATTTAAAACTTGTTTAGGTAAAAAATCTTTTATAAAAATAGGTTCCATTATATCACCCACCCTATAATTGCATACCTAGTTCCTTTAGTTACTTTATTAACTTGATGAGGAAACATAAAATTTGAAGGAAAAACCACTGCGTCCCCTATATTCTGAGGTATTATTATTTGCCCCTCTGGTAAGTCGAAAACAAACTCTCCTCCTTCATATTCATTATTTAAACATATAGATATAGATAAATGTCTTTGGTTTACCTTATTTCCAAAATCACAATGAAATTTATATCCCGCATCATGGTCATTTGTTTCATATTTTAACAAATCAAGTTGTGAAATATCCGCTATCTCTACATTGAATTTATTTTTGTAATGTTTCACACAATCAAATATTTTTTCTTGTGTTGCATGTAAACAAATTTTTTCACCTAATGTTGTTGGATTTAATAAAGTTTTGGTTAGACAGTTTCTAATATTTTTATTTAAACCACCAACGGTAAAGGCATCTCCGTAGTTATTATCGAAATAAGAAATTATTTTTTCACAAAGAGGTTTGGGCGCTATTTTTTTTATTTCTAAAATATATTCTTTCATTTTTTTTTATACACAGAAAACTTAAAAAGTAATACTGTGTGCAGCAAGATAGTCATTTCTCGCTGTGTCGGCGGCTGTGGTTGCAGCAGTGACTGCTGCTGAATCATCTTCTGCTCCTGCATCTGAATGCCCAGAGTAAGTAGAATTATATGTTGATGACCAAGTATTTTGAGCTTCACATCTAATAACTACATTTGTTGCCCATTGTGGAACGGAAGAAATTGACTCATTATCTCTTGTATCAGTGAACTCGATCGTGCCTGTGTTAGTTGTAGCATCCCATTGCAAAGCATGAATACTATTCTCAACTTCTGTATGAGATCTTATATTTAGTTGAACATTGTTATCTAAATATACATCAGACTCAGTATTACCTGTGCCACTAGCGGGACCGTCGTTTGCAGAGTTTGGATTAACTCCTGCATCAAAAATTATAGTCATTCTTGTGTTGACTGTGGTGTTATTTATCGTTGTTGCCATTTTTTTTCACCTTTTTAGTTACCGCCTTTTTAGGCTTCTTATTAATTTTTATATTATTATTGCTTAATTGTCTAATAGTTTCATCTTCTAATTTTTTATTACCTTCTGCAACAGCTCTTTGTTGTTTGCTTAGTAAATTAAAAATAGTTGTGGTATTTCGCATTAAATTAGATGCTGTATCACTTTTTTGCAAAAGACCTGCCATTGCTTTATTAGAATCAACCATTTCATTTCTAAATGATTCAGTAGCTGCTTGCACCTGCATTGTTTGTCTAGAGTTTTCAACTAATAACAAAGGAATCCATGCTATAGAACAGCCCCATTCTTGAACATCTAAACCTGTTTGTGGGTGTTTACCTTGTAACATGTTATACCAAATACATCTGTGTTTTATGCACTTCTTCTTAAGAAGAGGGCACGTCCCATCGGGATCAAATATTGGCATTTTTTAAACTTTTAAAATTATAGTTAAAGATAAAATTTGTTGCAAGTCTAATCGGAGACTCGTCAGATTTAATTTGTTCAACGTGATGAAAAAATACTGAAGGAAAAATTATGGCTCTACCTGGAACATAATCTATTAACTCGTTCTCTATAACAATTCCCCCTCCCCAATCTTTTTCCCAAAAAGGATTATTAAAAAATAATATAGTAGTATCATCAATGTGATCAGTGTCCCTATGATTTGATCCTACATTTCCTTTATACTTTGCTCCTAAATGTATTCTTCTAGGTAGTGGTTGATCCTCTAAAACGTTGCTTTTAAAGTTCGACAATATTTGTTGATATAAATAAATATTAAATCCATATAAAAAACTGTTATTTGATTGTTGATAATTATCTGAAAGAGCTAAACCTCCAAATCCTTTATCTTCATTCTTTTGAGATTTTCTATTTAAGTGCCAACCATGGATAGATAAACTCTCATTATATAAAAATTTTAATGATGGTTTTTTTAAAACGTTATCTAATATTTGATACAAAAAATTAATCTTTAGCGGCTATAATTACGTTTGCGTGTTTAATATCCATTGCAGGTATTGTAAAACTTGAACTTCCTGTAGTTGCAGAGGTTAATGTTCCACTAAATGGGTGTGTGTGAGATCCACCACCACCAGCATTACCAGTATTAAAATTACCCTCGGTGGTAGGGTTATTACCTGCGAATGATCCGCGGTTAGTTACATTCAAACCGGAATTACCTGGGGCTCCACTTGCGGGGACAGGGTGAGAATGTGATGCGATTTCTGGAGTCGATAGTGTATGCCCACCTACAGTTCCTGCTACTGAACCTGACACTGTTAAACTTTTTGACTCTGTTGTTCTTGAACTACCGAACGTTGTTTGAAAAGTATCACTACCACCTGTTCCTCCACCTGTTCCGACAACAACACGTAAGGCTGCATTACCTAGAGCTGCCGCAGTGTCTTGTGTCCAACCTGTTGGTGCAGACGCTTGATAAAAAACTTGTTTTGTTCCAGAAGGAAACGGATCAACACCTGTTAAGTTTGCACCACTTCCAACAAAAGTTGTAGCGGTGACAGCACCATTACCTCTAAGAATGATTTCTCCCGAATCACCAGCAGTAACATCTCCTTTAAAAGTTGTAGCTCCTAGTTTGTCAACCGCATTATACATTTTATAGTTAGCAGTACCGTCATTATAAACATGTGAGTATGCCCCTTGTGCTATGACAATACCGTTTGCATCGTGACCAGTGGCTGAAATTTTTAAATTATGTGAACCTGTTGTATTATTAAAGAATACATATTCACCTTCTACAGCAGGAACAAACACACTTATTGCTCCTGTTAAAGCACCTGTTAATTCAATAACTTTATTAGCTGCTTCGGCAGAGGGATCTGCATTACCTGTTGTAAGAGTAATATTTGCTGAACCAGCAACAGATTTAGCTAAATAACCTGCTCCAAATGCATCTAAAACATCTAAATTATTATTAGTGTTTGTGCCCCAGGTATTGGCGTTAGCGCCAGTAGCCATTTTTTCTAGTTTTAAATTACTTGAGTATGTACTTGCCATGTTTAAACCTCTCTAAAATATATCTTTTTTTGTTATTCAAGCAACACTTTTTATGCTGCATCTACCTCTATCCAAGTATTACTTGCCCCTGTCACCACATTAGCCCACGGTGTAGAGAAAGCATTACCTGTTACAATTGATAAGTCAAGTCCTGTAAGATTAACAATTGATCCTGCTTGAGGGTCTGGAGTTCCTTGTGCAAAACTCATCGCAACAGTAGAGACACTAACAGTTATACCAGTTCCTACTTCAACAGTTTCTGTTCCTGTAGCAAATGATGAAGATAAACTACCAAGAGTAACTAGAGCGTCTGCCTCTGCCACCGCAGTTCCAAGAGTGGCAGTCATTGTAACTGGGGTCGGATCTACTTGTGTAAATGCGAAAACACTAGTTGTTCCAATAGCAAAATCTAATTGATCAGATGGTGCAATAACACCGACACTACCTTCACCAGATACGGTTACTCCAGAAAGAGCAACACCTACGGAAAGACTATCAAGAGTTAAAAGAGAGTCAGCAATTTGTGATGTGGTGCCCAAGGCACCTGTCATTGTTAAAGCTGTAGGTGAAACAATAACACCCGTTCCCACTTCTTGAGTGGTTGCACCAAGAGAGGTAGTCATTGTCACTCCTGTGACATCTACCTCTTGTGTTACGTTATTATTCCATGCGAAAGAACCCCAGGTTGATCTACCCCAACCTGTTGCTATTTCAGCTTCAACTGATTCAGTGCCTACTGCAAATGATGTGGATAGCCCAGTTAAAATTACGGTAGCCGAGCTTTGTTGGCCCCATGCTCCTTCGCCCCAATTATTTTCACCCCAAGCATCTGCCATGGTAATGCTCCACTAAATTAAGAAAGTCTTAATATAGCACTGTCTTTATCGTTAGTTGGGAATGCGATTGTGAATGTACCGTTTGTTGATGTTTTTACACTTCCGAAATCAAGAACCGCAATAGCTGCATTAGTAGCACTTGATGATCTATTATAGATCAACGCTGCTTGTGCAGAAATTGTTGCTGATGTAAAACTTGCGTTCGCAAAGTCAACGAATGCTGTTGATGCTGTAACGCTTGTCGCTGTTAATCCAACAGTTGCACCGGTTAAGGTTGCACCACCTGCTGTATATGTTCCTGAATTACCTACCTCATTTGTGGCTGAGTAGGCTGTTGTGTTTCCATTTAAAGTTGCAGAACTTGTGTAGAGAGCAAGATTGATAGTGTCGTTATCAATATCATGATCCCCTTGAAGCAACTGCTGTTTAAAGGAAGCACAGACTGCTTGATTTATTGCCATGTTTAACTACCTCCTGGGTCTACTGATCTTAAGGGGAGTCGTAATACACCATCTGTATACTCGTCCCTACGTTTACGTCCCATCTGCTCATTTGCATAAAGCTGAAGAGCTTGTTGGAACTTCTGATCGTATAATTGCATATCTTGTGTATTTTTCAAGTATGAATACGCTTCAGCAATGGTGCCATAAAGTAAAACTTCTGGTGCGTTATTAGATAAAAATGTTGTGGTGGTAGTTGAACCGGAACCATTCCCGATTCTTTGTGGAGTTTCGTCATACCACATTTCTGCTGTATAAGCTACGTTTGGAGTGGGGGCCACAATCAATGTTGTTGCATCCCAGTTACCCCAATACTTTGGTTTGCCTGTAAAAGTAGTATCGGTGGTGGATCTTTCTACAGAATACTCGTCCATAAATGTAGCATCTTTTTGTTCTAGCCAAGTTCTTGTGCCATCAGTTTCTACGAGCTGTAGTCCTCTAGCAAAACGAAAACCACCCTCAGGAGCACTAACATCTAAAAAAGCATTATTGGCTGTAAAAGTTGTGGTGGCGTATCTTCTTTGATCATCTGAATCAACTTCTCTTGCTACTTTATTTTCTACGTTTGTAATAAAAACATTTATTACTGCGTTACTTAAAACATCAGATGTAACTTCTGTATAGTTTCTTACATTATCTAATAAGTCAGAATAATTCATGATATCACCACTGTCACTGTACCAACTGCTGAGGACATTATCAAGTCATCTCTAATTGGGGCAGGTTGCATACCAACACTTTCAAAAGGTGTGCTATTGGGAAAACCAACATCAACTATAAGTGGCTCCACTCGATCAGGTCTAGGATTTCGTAATGCTTCAGGGTCGGGTCTTGAATATGGTGGTTCTAATTGTGGATGCTTAGGTTCGTAACATTCTGGACAAACCAATAAGCCATTCCATTCTTTTCTTAATTCTAAATAAGGATATTGATAGCCACAACGATCACAAATAGCTTGTGATTTTACGCCAACTGCAAAAGACATTAACTACCTCCGGGGAAATAATTTTGAGGAACAAGATGAACAGAAGTTCTTTGTCCGTCTTCTGTTAGTGCTCTTTGTAATTCATCTTCATAATACATTTTCATTTCTTGCACTCTTCCCGGATTATGTTTTTGTGCTAAGTAAAATGATAAACCAGAAACCATACAAGGCAAAAATCTGTAAGGTGCATCAGGAGTAGCTGTGTATTTTCCTGCGTCCTCTATCCTTGCAACATAAAAATAATTAATTTGGGTATCAGTTGTATTAGGGGTTAAGTATAAATTAATTTCAACATTAGATAAATTTCTTCTAACATAATATTGAGTCGGTGTGCCCTGTGAAGATTTATTCGGTATTGCTTGATACTGAGATCTTGAAACTTTTGTCATGGTGGTATCGGTATCACCATTTCTAAAAACTGCTTCTAACACGTCACTTGTATTTGCAGGCGCAGTATATGTTGTAGTCCCTGCAGTTAAATTTTGAGTATGGTTGGTGACTTTCCAGAGATGAACTCCTCTGTTTCCCCACTCAGATAACAACAGATTTAAACTTCTTCTAGCTGACTTTAAATCATATCCAGTTCTGACTTGCCTTCCAATTCTTTCAAAAGACTCCTCAATAACTTCGTCAATGTTTAAGTTAAAATCTGTTGTACCTGATGTAGCCATTTCAAATTACTTCTTCTTCATGACTTGCTTTTTCTTAGCCATACCGCCGCCCATCATTCTTTTAGCTGCCATACCGCCGCCACGCTTCTTCATGACTTGCTTTTTCTTTTTCATCATGCCTCCGCCTCTTTTTTTGATTACTTGCTTTTTTTTCATCATGGTAATTACCTCTTCTTATTTAATTGTTCGTACGTACGTTGCCTCTCAGCTACTACTTCTTCATAGTAGTCTTTAGGCCATTTTTTATAATAACCTATCTTATGTAGTTTGCAACTTGCTTCATACAACTGTTTAAATTTTTGTATTAACATCATGGAATACTCTAAATCTCCATGAGAAACAGGTTCGTCAGTTGGATCGCATAAAAACTCTTGTTCCTCTGGATCAGCGGGAGTTTCAGGGTGAAAGCCCATAAAATATACATCTCGTCTATTGTAGGTTTTATTATAAAAATCTATTTTGTCTTGAAATTGTTCGGGGCTATATTGTTCAAAAAAAGGATCGCAGTAAATAATTATATCGTGCTGTTTTTTATTCCAAGATTTAATAACAGAGGTTAATTGTTTTTCGTATTTAGATTTATCCATGCGAACTTCAATTCGCACTTTATCGTCTTTTCTCCATTTAGCTGCAAAAGGACACGCTGGAAAACCTATGTGCTTGTTAACTGGTTCTAAGATAGTCTTAGACCAATTAATTACATCAAGCTTTATTTTTTCTGCTTGTTTTTTTCTTGACAAATGTTTTCACGTTGGTGGGTTTAGGCCCCACGTTACCTGCTGCTCTTTTTCTAGATACTGCTGATTTAATTTGCCCCTTTGTCATTCTTGCAGCTTTTGCTGCGGGGACACACTTTGGATAATTTCTTTTAGCATCTTTTTTTTGTTTTGTTCTACCACACTTGGCAAAACTACCATCTTTTCTTCGAGAACTAATATCTCTCCAATCCTGTTTAAACCACTCTTTTAAACCTGGTTTAGCCATCTAAATAATTTTTGTAGTTTTTCTTTTGTTCGCCATAACCGCTCCACATCCTCTAGCTATGCCGCCCTTATTAAATTTTGAAACTTTCTTACGACCTTGTGATATTTTATTAAAATCTATGATACCGCCATCAGCTTTTCCTGACGGCTTAGGTCCTCTAAAATCTTTTCTCTTTACTCCGCTCGGATCTTTAATCTTACCAGCACAGATTTTAGAAGCATAGGCGTTTGCGTATGCGCTGGGATAAACCGAAAATTTACGCTTTGCTGCGGCTTTTCCTCTTGGGCATAGTTTTGTCATTTTTCTTTTTCCTTTTAATTCTTCCTGGCTTCATCACCTGTTGTCTCATCTGGGCTCGGCTGATCGTCATGCACGCACCTCGGACACTCGCACATACAAGATGTGTTTAAAGAACAGTGACAAGAGCATCCACAGATTTGACATTGTTTCATTAAAACTCCACTGTCTTAATTAAAAACTCTTCAATCCACATTATTTTATCATCCATTTGAAGAATTCTCTCTTTTATAATAGCAATATCTTGTTGTATTTTTGCAACACTATCCGCCTTCTTTTCAACTGCATTAAGTCTCTCAGACCACATACCCCATGTCATGCCGACTGTTGCAATCAGCACAACATAAGGCAGGATTGTTTTCATCTCTATCTTAATCGACATACGCAATCCTCATCTGTTTTACAATTACACATAATTAGCTCCTCATTTTGATGTTGCACTCATATTACTTAAAGGGTTATTTAACGCTTTGTCAACGCTTAATTCAAGGTTTTCTTCAATAATCTTTAGCTCATCAAATATTTCTCTAGTATCTTCTTTTTGTCTATCTTCGACGTCATTTACAATTTCGGTGACGTGACGCACGTCTTGCTCAACGTTGCGTAAATCTTTTTTAAGGTCGTCTTTAAGTTCACGACTAACGGTACTTATTAGGTTTATTTCACCTAATATAATTTCTAACTCACTTTTCAAAGCATCTAGTTGTTGTGATACAAGCTCTATTTTTGCGTTTGTTTCACTTTCTACAAGAGCAATCTTTTTATCAAATCCGCTGAGGTCAGGTTCCTGATAAGCCTCAATAGCTGCGGACATATCTTGAAAGCGTTTATACACCTCAAATCCACCATACAAAGCACCCACGGCACTACTAAGTGCTAGGACGATTGCCATCATTTTTCCTCCTTTGAAGGAAATTCCGCCTATACTTACCTCTGCCACTGTGAGTTCACCATATCATTCATTGTTTCATTTTGAGCCATATCAAACAGAATACCATACTCATCTTCTATTGTCTTGTTTAAATACTCAGTAACGTTTGTATCTTGAATGTATGCTTGACTATCAAAAAAGGTTTTTGTATTGCCAAGTATCTGCATCACGATCAAAGTTTTAGTCTGAGCAGCGTCATCATATCTTGCTTTGTCATCAATCTTTTTTACAATTTCAGTAGCAGCTTTCTCTTTCTTTGATATCTTAGGCTCTGATGGTTTCTCTTCTTCTACCGTTTCTTCTGGATCTTCTTCTTTTTGTACTGTTTGTGGTGTTTCTTGTTCTGGTTCTTGTGATTCTTCTTGAGGTTCTTCTGTAATCTCTTCCTCAGGTTCAGCCTCTACAACCACGATTTCTTCCATTTCCATCTCGATTTCTAACTCAACTTCAGTTTCGACCTCAATAATTTCTACTTCAGGCTCCGGTAAATTAATTTCAATCTCAGCTATTTCTAATTCTACACTTGTAAAGGAAACCTCTTCAACCTCAGGTTCAATGGGTGTAAAAGATATTTCGCCATCTTCCATACTAACATCGTTGTATTCAAAAACTTCTTCAACAAAATCAAGCTCAACAGGATCAAAAATATTTAAATAATAAATTTCCTCTAAAGTTGTAATGTGTTGAGTAACAATGGTGTTT